GAGCCGCAGTGCAGAATGCGCTTATGGCTCCGGTGGGNGTCTTGAAGGTCGGGCTGGGTTCTCAGGGNGAGATCGAGATTGACGGCGTAATGCACGACATCAGTCAGCCATTTGTGGATGTGGTCGAGTTCGACGACTTCGTTTGCGATATGTCCGCCCGCACCTGGGAGGCGTGCCAGTTCATCGGGAACCGCTACACGCTGCCCTACGAGGACGTGAAGGACAGCAAGTTCTACGACGGCCCGGGCCAGGAGCATCTGCAAGTCGCCACCAACTCGCTCTACACCGGAGACGGCGACGAGAAGTTCAACGTCCTGTCGCTCTCTGAGGAAGCGGAGTTCGGCGACGGCAGCTACAAGAAGATGGTGCAGTTGCTCGACCTGTGGCTACCAGCAGAGGGTGCCGTGCTCACCGTTCCGTGGGACTTTGGCGAGTCGCCGGAGCCGAAGGACTATCTGCGGATGGTGGAGTGGGAAGGCCCGGAGCGTGGCATGTACCACATGCTGAGCTTCAACGACGTGCCGGGCAACTTGATCCCGCTGTCGCCTGCGGCGACGTGGATGGACCTGCACGACATCGTGAACCGGGTATTCCGCAAGGTGGCCCGCCAGGCGGAACGTCAGAAAACGGTCGTCGGTTATCAGGGTGAGGCGCAGGACGACGCGGAGCGGATCAAGAACGCCGACGACGGCGACATGATTATGATGAACAACCCGTCCGGGACGCAGGAGTACCGGTTCGGTGGTGCCGATCAGACCGGACTCGCCTTCGAGATTCACGCCAAAGACCTTTTCTCCTACATGGCGGGCAACCTGGACATGCTCGGCGGGCTTGGTCCGCAGAGTGATACGCTGGGCCAGGACCGCATGTTGGCGCAGTCGGCGTCGAAGCGGCTTGGGAGTATGTCGGCGAAGACGGTGAAGATGGCTCAGGGCGTGGTGGAGAGTCTGGCGGATTGGCTGTGGAACGATCCGATGATCCAACTGCCGATGACCAAGCGCGTGCCCGGTTTGGAGAACATCGAGATCGAGGACGAGTACACGCCGGAGAAGCGGGAAGGCGACTTCCTTGACTACAACTTCCGCATTGAGCCGTACTCCATGCAGCACAAGTCACCCGGCGATCGACTGGAAGCGCTGAACCGCTTGTTCGCCAACTACTTGTCTAATCCGATGGTCCTGCAAGCGATGCAAGAGCAGGGCATCAGCATCGACGCGGAAGGTCTGCTCCGCTTGGTGGCGAAGTACGAGGACATGACGGAGCTTGAAGAGATTATGACCATGATGAACTCGGCGAGCGAGGAGTCCGGCGGTCCGGTGGAGAGCCTGCGACCGGGCGTGACTCACAACATCAACGAGCGAGTCAATCGACCGGGCGCTACGCGGCCCGGCAAGGACCAGATTCTCATTCAGTCGCTCATGGGAAGTGCGCAACCGTCAGAAGCGGCCTCCCTTACGAGGTCTACCGGATAGGAGTTTGAGATGTCAATGATGATGATGCCGCCGGGGATTGGTGCCATGCTTGCCCAATTCGGCCAGCAGAACGGAGGGAATGGGTACGGTAGGCGGAGACGTATCGACCCGAGAGGCGACCCGGAAGCCATGTTTCAGGCTTGGGCCAACGGCCAAGGGCCGCCGCCTCCAGGGAGTGACCCGATCGGGTTGGCCCAGAACTTGGCGGGCAGAGGGATGTCCAGAGGGATTCCCGGTCAGACGTTCGCAGCGGATGCGCTGATGAACTTGCGGCGGATGCACAACGCCCAGCAGCAGCTCGGCGGGCAACCCGGCATGGGCTACATGCCGTCGCAGGATCTTCCCGATCGGCGCATGGGCCTTGGGGTTCTTGGTGGCAATCGGCAGCCGGTGCGGCTCGGCGATCGAGGGCGAGCGTTCCGCGCGATGGCGTCTCAGCTTCCCGCCAGAGGCATGAACGGCACCGTGCTCGGCGGCAATCGGGACAACTTGGCCGCTTCCACGGTCGCCCAGCCCTTGGTCGGCAACGGCAGCGTTCGAGGTAAGCGGCGAGTCTTCGGCGGCAAGCGGCGGATTCAGAAGGCCATGCCGTACAAGCCTCGAATGACGACGGACGAACTGCGTAAGACGTATGTGCCGACTCGGAGATATGGGTAATGCCGGTCTACTGCTACAGCAATGGTAGCAAGGTGGAGGAGCGGTTCTTCACGATGGGCAGCGCGCCGCACGACATCCAGGTGGACGGCGTGACCTATGATCGCGACCTGAGCGCGGAGCATGGATATCGCACCCATTCCGGCGACATCTGGCCGCTCAACTCGACGGCGTTGGGATGCAGTCTTTCGCAGCGGAAAGAGTACGAAAAGGCCACCTACGAAGCGGGAATACCGACTCGATACAACGATCGCGGCGAGGCCATTCTGACGAGTAGAAGCCACCGAAAGAAGCTCGCCCGGTGGGCGGGCATGGTGGACAAGGACGGAGGGTACAGTGATCCCTAACGACGAACAGAAGATGCGAGACATCGCAATCGAGTCGTTTCCGCGAACTTCGGATCGCGGGTTCCAAGGCATCGTGCGAGACCTGCGACCGCAGGGATTCCCGCACGATTTGTGGTGCCACATTCTGGCCGACTGGGAGAAGCGTGGGTTCTACACCTACAACTTCAGCGTGGAGATGGGTCGGTTGACGGATCGCGGTGTTCAAGAGTTTAGTGAGGTTGAGGATTCCGCTGCCTGCGTTCGATGCGGAAAACCGAAGCACCGGGGACGGTGCAGCAAGGCGGCGATGGCTGAGTTCAATAGAGAGACTGCAAATGCCTGACGAACAGACCGAAGTGATGGACGAAGCACTGGATGTGCAAGAAGAGGACATCGACTCGCAAGTGGCCGATGAGACTCTGCCTGGGGTAACGGACGAACAGAAGAAAGCGGCTGAGGTCTTCGATGTTCAAGACCCGGAGGACGAGGACGATCAAGCCGAGCCGCCGGCTGACGACGACAGCGAAGAGGAAGAGGAAACGGTCGCCGCAGAGGCCGCCGAAGCGGAGCCGACTGAGGAGGAATCCGAAGACTGGCTGGACAAGCGGCTGTCGGACGCCGGGCGAGACCTGGGCATGTCCGAGATCGAGATGCGGCGATTCGGCTCTGCGAAGAACTTGGAGCAGGCGATCGTCGAGGAAGTCAACCTGCGTTTCGATGAGCAGAACGCTCCGAAGGACGCAGAGGTGAAAGAGGAGGAGTTCGATTTGGGTTTGTCGCCGGAAGACTTCGACCCGGCGGTAATCAAGGCGTTCGAGAAGGTCCACTCTCACCACGACGCGCAGCGTAAGACGCTGGAGCGGGCCGTGGTCGGACTCGCGAACATGGTCGAGAAGTCACTTGGCCAGGTGATGGATTCGCAGTTTGATCGGTGGATGGACGGGCGCATAGCTTCCCTCGGAGATCAGTATGAGGAGATCTTCGGGACGGGCGGAGTCGATGACATCGACCAGTCCTCAAAGCAATACGCTAACCGCGTGGCCCTTCGGGCTGAGTTGAAGTCTCGCATTGATCGAGGCTCTGACGGATCGCGGAAGCAGTCTTTCGAGCGAGCGGTTCGCGCCTTGCACGGAGACAAGATTGCGAAATTGGAACGCAAAAAGCTCTCATCCGAAGTGCGGTCGAGGAGCAGGCAGGCGGTGAGTCGAACGACGCGCCGTAAGTCGTCTCCGGCGACATCGCCGACGGAGCTGGCTATCCAGCACGTCGGAGAAAAGATGGCGGCACTCGGGATGGGCAGAGACTAGGAGTCTTGTAGATGGCACAACTCGATAATGAATCCATTGTCGATCTGATTACCACTACGCAGAAAGACCTCGGAAAGATGCGGTGGACGGAAATCGCCACCGACATCCAGGAGCACATTGCTCTGCCGAATCTTCTGCGTAAGGAGAAGGTACAGTTCGGCTCTGGAACCGCCATGCAGCGCAGCATCATGGTGGATCACAGCGACGCTGCGAAGCACGTCGGCCTGTACGAAGTGGATAACGTCAACGTCGGTGACGTGATGCAGACCATTTCCGTACCGTGGCGACACACGACGACCAACCACGCTTTCGAGCGGCGAGAGATTGCGATGAACCGCAATCCTGCGCGGATCGTGGAACTGGTCAAGATTCGGCGAGCGGATTCGATGATCGCGCTGGCCGAGAAGATGGAGTCCACTTGGTGGGCGGTGGGTCCGTCGGCTTCCACCGACGTAATCACGCCCTACGGTGTGTTCTACTGGATCGTCGGCAAGAGTTCCGGCAGTTCGGCGTTCGCGTCCACGGGCGAGTTCGGCGGAACAGCACCGACCGGGTTCTCGGACGTGGCTGGTTTGTCGGCTACGACGTATCCGCGATGGGCGAACTGGACTCACCAGCACGACCTGACGACCTCGGGCAACGAGGCGCAGTCGGTGCAGCATATGCGGAAGGCGGCGTACAAGACGAACTTCAAGTCGCCTACGCCGCATCCCGACTACGCTCGCGGGCCGTCTCGGTACGTCATTTACACGACGTTCACGGCGCTCGAGGCGTTCGAGGCGTATGCTGAGTCGCAGAACGACCGGCTTGGCAAGGACATCGCCTCGATGGCCAACAAGGCCAAGTTCATGGGCAACGACATCGTGGCGGTTCCGCAGTTGGATGCGGTAGACGGAACGCCGTACACGAATCCGATCATCGGCATCAACTGGGCGTGCTTCTTCCCGGTGTGTCTCCGTGGTGAGTACCTGAACACTACTCGCATCAAAGAAGCGCCGAATCAGCACACGGTCCTCAAGCAGCATGTGGACTTGACCTGGAACACGCTGTGCGACAACCGTCGTCGGTGCTGGATCCTCATTGACTAAGGAGGTCAATCATGCGAGTACGACAAGCAGGCGAAGGGAACCGGACTCTTTCCGGTTTCTGGGGCAATTGCCCGATCGCCGAGATTCAGCGCGGTGCTGATAGCGGGGTTTTCGTTTTTGACGACTTCCACAATACCGCTGGCGTCGCCATTTCGACCAACACGTTCCTGTGGGCCGGAGATTCCGGTGCGCGATGGAGCGGCTATGGTGCAACGGGCGTGACCATGCAGCCGACGACGTGGGCGACCACGGAAGGCGGCGTTGGCCTCCTGGAGATTGACACCGACGCTTCTGGTGAGGGTGGCCACTTGCAGGCCCATGCACTCACCTACGCGAGCAACGGCTTGGAGATTTGCACCACGGCCGGCTCGAACGACCAGGTGTTCTTCGAGGCCCGGATGCGCAGGGATACCATTGGGAGCACGACCGGGCTGGCGACGTTTGTCGGTCTTGGCACAGCTGCCGACCACACCGCTGCGGACGAGGTTATGGCGTCCGGTGGTGCGGATGTGTCTCTGACCGAGTACCTGGGTTTCCGCAATCTCATCGCTGATGGCGACGGGATGGACGCGGTGTACCAGAAGACCGGCGTGGCGGAAGCCGTGGCACTCGAGGCGGCGTCCACCAACGACTTGAACGTGTCGGCTGACACGTTCTACAAGTTGGGAATCTGGTACGACGGGACCAGGGTGCATTGGTACATCGACGGCAAGCGGCAGGTCAGCAAAGACCCGCTTTCGTTGACGGCATCCTTCCCTGACAACGTGGCCATGTACCCGACGATCGGCTTTGAGCAGGCGGGTGCCGGCGACTTCGAGATCGACGTGGACTGGATGGCTTGGTCCATCGTCCGGTAGTCCTTTTCTCCTCCCTCCTGGGGCGTCGGCAATTGGGCCGGCGTCCCACTGGTAGGTGCTTGATATGGCCGAATCGACATTGAGTTTGACGATTGGCGAACTCCGTAAGGAGGTCAGCTTCTACCTGGGCTATGGCCGGGATGCGGCGATCCTTCCAGAAGCGCAGAGTGGCCTGGTTGACGACATTGTGATTCGCGGACTGCGCAAGTTCTACTACCCGCCGATCGACAAAGGTTATGAGGCGTGGTCGTTCATGCGGCCTACGGTGACGCTGGAGACGATGCGTGGTGAGTGGGAGTACACGCTGCCGGATGCGTTCGGTGGGATCATTGGCGTGGTGACATTCGATGTGACTGAGGGCTATGTGGCCTTAAAGATCATCAGCGAGGCGCAGATTCGCCAGATGCGGCAGACTCGCACGTCCACTTCGCAGCCGCAGTACGCGGCGGTGACGCTTGACAAGGCGGATGGGACCGGAACGCGGTGGAAGATGCAGTTGTGGCCTACGCCGAATAAGGGCACGGGCGACGACGACGGGTATCACCTGACCTACAAGTACACGGTGATTCCCGAGCGACTTGGGGACGGAGACAACGATTATCCGCTTGGCGGTGCTCCACACGGCGAAACCGTGTTGGCGTCGTGCTTGGCGGTGGCTGAGGAAATGATGAACGACGAGGTATCCACGAAGCGCAACGACTTCGAGAGGAGCCTGGTGGCGTCTATCGCATACGATCGTCGCTCAAACACGCCCGAAACCCTGGGTTATAACCGGGACTTGTCGGACGAACGGGCCGGGCGCAGGAGCCGATACTGGCGTGCCGGTGAGGACATTCGGGTCACATACAACGGGATTGAATACCCATGAGCATACAGAGCTTGAGCGACCATGCGGAAGGTGCGGCGGGCGCTGTCACGCTGACAATCGCCGCACAAACGGATCGCGAATGGGTGATCGACTGGATCAGCATCGGCACCGATGTAGCCATAGGCGTGAACACGCCGCAAATGTCGATTACTCACGCCGGTACGGAGTATTTTGTGTCCCGCATGAACGCGGAGGCTCCGTACCACTACACGTTTCCCGGCGGACTGTCTGGTGCGGCACGCAATGAGGCCGTCGCCCTGGTTCTGACTGGGTTTGGCGCAGGAACAGAGGTCCACGTCAACGTGGGCTATCACTGATAGGAGCGAACGATGATTCAGAGACTCAATCGTCTGATTGGACAGAACACGCTGGTCAACGCCGCAGACATCAAGATTGCGGATTCGGATGCGTACTACAGCGCCACGAGCACTGAGGCCGCGTTTGCGGAGATTGGTGCTCACCTTGTGACGGCGCAGGCCCACATTCCTGTGCCGATGGGATCGTTCGCTGAGGCGGACGGTACGGCGTTGGCGGACTTTGTGAATGGTGCGTCCACCACGCCTGGCTGGGCACACGCTGCGGAGATCAGCGGTATCCGGTGGAACAATCACGCGACGCCGGACCCGATCGCGACGGAAATCACCATCCCGAACGACCTGGATTCGAGCGCGAACGTGGTGGTTCACCTGCTCGCCGCCAAAACAGGTGCGACGCTCGGTGACGCGGTGACGTGGACCTGTACGGCGTTCAACGCGGTGGACGGAGCGCTCTACGACGCCGATGCGGACTTCGGTGGTGCGTCCAGTGCCATGACCGGCGACGCGACGGCGAAGACGTGCCAGGAGGAGACGCTGACGTTGGCTGCGGCGAACGTGGCCGGTGCTCCGTGCGTCCTGTCGCTCACGATTCAACCGACCGACGGGACGCTCGGTACGGACGACGTGATCCTGTTTGGTGTGTGGCTAGAATACACGAGGCAAATCCTGACGGCGTAGACCATGCCTCAGAAGCGTATCGTCAATCTGGCGTTTCCGGTTGGCGGCGTGGATCGGAGCACGGCCTATCAGACGCAACCTCCGTACACTACGCCGGACGCGCTCAACGTGCGCCCGGACAGTGCATCGGATCGAGAACGTGGCGGCAGTCGCCCAGGCATGGACGACCTGCGCCCGGCACCCGGCGGCATTGAGTCGCCCGTCAACCTACTCGCCGACGTACATCGCGCCCAAGCAGATACCGGCGTGGGCGGCGGACGGTACATGGACGACTTTCAGAGGCAGAACAGCGGAAACCTTGGCGCAGCGTGGTGGGGTGCGTTTGAGCACTTTGGCGGAGACGAGGCGTTTACTCCTCAGATCGTAGAAGGTCGAGCTACAAGCCTTAGAGACGACGAGACCTTGAGTGCTATTACGGTTGACCCGATCAAGGCCAATCGGGGCTTTCCTACTCAGGTGTCGATCCTCGTCCTACCTGTCGGCAGGGACGATCCCCAGTTCATTGGCCGATACCTGCTGTACGATAACCTGTCGCCGAACTTCACCAAGGATCAGTTCCGGTCGTGGTGGGGTCTGGGCGGCAGGAATGGCTGGTTTCTGACTACTGGCCGCCACGGCGGGACCGAAGATATCCACTTATTTAGCATGGACCTCTACGGTGCTGTCCCTGGTGCCGGTATCCGGCTTTTGGAGAACGTGCCCGTTATCGACATGGACGAGTTTGAGATTGCGCCGATATGGTTGCATCTCAGGACTACGCCTGGCGACGGAGAGGTTCGCATCCGTTGTGGTTGGTCTCATAGCCCGGTGGTCGATGATGCCAGTATGCAAATCGACTACACCTTTGAGTATCAGGGCGGCAGTCCGCTGTCGGAAACTAAGAGGATCGGCTTTGGCGTGGTATCGGAAGCTGGACGCGCTCGATCAAAGATTGAGTCGTTCCATGCTGCGTTTGTTCCTACGGATTCGGAGGCTCCACCAAAACCTCGGTCGGTTCTCGCGTCGTCACTCAATGGGAGCCTGTATGCGGAAACGGAAGAAGGGCCTATGGAATTGGTCCCTCCGTCAACTCCCGAAGAGTGGGATCGGTATGGTCCCTGGAGTTGGTCGCTGCCTGACAGGTACTTGTTTTCCGCAAGTCGCGGCAGCGATCTCTTTATCCCTTCCGCTGAGCCGCCGGTAATGGATACGATCCAGATGGGCGCGGAGTTTCAGCCCATCGAGAACTCTATTCTCATGTATCCTCTGGACGCCGATGATCTTGGTATCGAACTCGGCGACATCGACCCTGGTGGTGATGTGTGCGTCCTGTCGTATGTTGGGATCGGCCTTGAAGGTGTGGGGACGACCACATCGGTTCATCGGGTTTTGACGACGATGGACATCGGGGACGACGGGATGCACAGCGACAAACAGAGACTTATGATTGAGGCTCGGGAATTGGTAGACCCGGACCAATATGAAGCGTTCACGGCGCAGGTCTATCGTGGTGCGAAGGTGTACCATACCGACACTGGGGATTATGAGCTTTGGCAGTCGCGGACCGCGACCTTGACCCTTGAAGGCGAGGGAGACAACAACGTTACGGTCGTTGCCAGAGGCGCGGTGCCATTCGATTGCAGTCTTGCGGCTCGATACCGGGATCGTATCGTGTTGGCGGGCAGCTATCGGTTCCCAAATCTGTGGTACATGAGCCGCCACGGCGACCCTTACGACTTCGACTATTTTCCCATCCTGGGCGGTGACGATACGGGTAGGCCGATCGCGGGCAACACGTCGGACGCCGGAGAGATTGGTGAGCCGATTACGTCCCTGGTCCCGTTCTCCGACGACTACCTGTTGATTGGATGCCACCACTCCCTTTGGCGGATCGTGGGCGACCCGGCGTTCGGCGGTGAGATTGACAACGTATCGCGGATCATCGGGATCGTGTCGGGCAGCTCGTGGGGCTGGGGACCGGAAGGC